CATTGAACGACCAATTTTTTGTTTTGGAGTCATAGTATCATCGTTTCTATAATCGTGATATCTACCCTCATTGACTTTATTATAGCCAGTAGAGTTGGTAGCTATCTTTTTCTTTTTGTCTTTGTCCTTCTTTCTACCACCACTAAAAGCATAAGGTGTCTGATACCCAGGTGTAGCAGCAGAAGTAGAAGCTTCTTCAAGCTCCTGTTTGATTAACTCTCTGATAATCTCTTTGAGTTTATCCATTTTTGACATTTTCAAGCTCCTTAACTAATTGATAGTACCTCATTAGTGTAACTACTTGTTTGTCTTCAACAATTCTTCCCTTCATTAGAGTTTCTGCTTGATTGACTGCTTCATTTAGCTTAATCTTTGTGACTTTATCATCAACATCTGGCAAAATTGATTGGAGTTTAGATTTTACCTTAATAGTTTCTGATTCTATGAACTCTTTAAGAGAATTTGTGTTAGAAATGTTGTTTATATACTCTTTAAGCAATTTTTTCTGTTCTTTACTTAAAGAACTGTATTTTTTGTTGAATTTTTCTACTAAAATTCCATAAGCAAGCAATCTCAAATCTTTTTCTTGTTTTTTGTAACCCTCAACAAGCTCTTTGTCTTTTCTTTTGTTAGAAATCTGCTTTCTTGTAACGTGTTCTACAATTGTATAACGACTCTCTGTTTCAGATGCTGGATTTTCACTGTCATTAGTATCAAATATTTTATATATTGAAGCATTTACTTTATAGTTTGGAATTCTAGACATAAAAAAGTCGTTTACATTATAATTCTTTTTTATTTCTTTAATTAAATTGTATTTTTCTCTTTTCAACTGAGAATTATTTAATTTTTGACGAGCTTTTACTACAGCATCTACTAAATGATTGGCTTTTATTTCAGATGTATAGTTTTCTGTTGTTAAGACTCTGTACAGTTCGTACTCTTTTCCTAGTTGTGTTTTTTTATTGAAAAACTCTTTTAATATTTTGGTAGCAGCTGCTTTTTTACTATTATTTAGGACATCAACTGTTATCTGTCTTGTTAACAACTCAAATAAAATTCCTGTATTACGGATTTTTGAG